AGCGGCTCGGAATACATGAGCGTGGCCGTTCCATCGGTGGCCGAGTCACCTTCCATGATTCCGATGTGCGTGACCGTGACCTGGGCGCCCGTGACGGGCGGAAACTCCGCACGCACAGCGTTGTAGGTGGCGCCGTTGTTGGGCGCGGCAAAGGCTCCCGTGGGCACGCGCTGGTACCACGGTGCAGCCACCTCGGTGCCGGCGGTGAAAGCGTCGGTGGGGTCCGCCGTGAACAGGGCGAAGAAGGTGTTGCGGATGGCCGGGAAGGCCTGCTTGCGCAGCGTGGCGCTGATGATCGCGTTGGCGAGGGATGTGCTGAAACCAGCCATGACGGCTCCTATGGCTTCGAGCACTCCAGCGCCCCGATTGAAGATGCCCGCCAGGATGGCAGGCTTGGTTCACTTCTGGGCCACGGCCGTGCTGGCCGCAGCCTGGGCCTGAATGCCCAGTGCCTCGTTGTAGAGGGCACGGTGCGCCGCCGCGATGGTCGCGTTGCCGCCGAACTCGGCGTCGATGGACCAGGCACGGAACAGCACGAAGTGCCGCAGCGCGTCCATCCAGCGCTCGGGCACGCTGGGCGTCCCGCTCTCGTCGGCCAGGTCCACGGCCGCGACACCCACCATGGCGCGCACCTTGGTGCCGGCGGCCACGGGCGGATAGACCAGGAATTCCTGCGGCGTGCCCAGGTCGTGCATGTAGTGCTGCACCTCGCGGCCCGGGGAGCCCGAGCGCCAGGCGCCGGCCACGGCGTCCAGCACCCACAGGTCGGTCTTGGTGATGCGCCGCTGCGTGGCGTTGGCGTTGTTCGTGATGTCGATCAGCGTGAGCACGTCGGCCGGCAACTCCTGCCGCCAGCCTGCGGCCAGCACCAGGTCGCGCGGCTGGGCCATCTGGTCGGGCCGCTGCTCGGCAAAGGCGCGCTGCGCGGCATTGAACCAGTCCAGCAGATCCGCACGGGACCAACGGATGTGTCCCTTGTCCTGCAGGTCGCGCGCTGCATCGTCCAGCAGCTGGGCCACGGTCAAAGCCATGACGCCCTCCCCCGCGAGCCGCGGCTGGTGTTGGAGCGCCACACGTCGGCCGTGGCCTCATCCATGGCGCGCTGGAAGAACGCCAGGGCCACGCCGGCCTGGTCGGGCTTGTAGTAGTCCGTGCCCTCGGTGGCCAGCAGCTCGGCCTTGGCGCCCTCGCGGATTGCCTCATGGTAGAGCGAGGCCACCTCGTCAGGCACGCTGTTGCCGCGCAGGGACGGCATCAGCGAGGCATACACCTGGAGCCGGCCCGCGCTGCCGGTGCGAACGGTGAACTCGCGCAGGTTGGTCGTGACCAGGTAGGCCCGGCCGCGCAGCTCGTGCTGCCATGGGTCAGCCGGCAGGTCGCGGTTCTGGGCCACTTCCAGCGGACGGCCGTCCAGCGTGGCGCGCTCCAGGCGCAGCAGCTCGGCGCCCTGGGGCAGCTCGAAGGTGTATTCGGCGAAAGCCTCGCCAGTCACGTCCGTAGGCTCCAGCCATTCCTGCCAGGCGCGCGTGGCCTTGAGGAAGGTGCGCGCGGCACGGTTCAGCGCCAGGTGGATGAGCGGGACCGGCGCCTTGGGGGCTGCCAGGACCAGCTCGGGCATCCAGTTCTCCCAGGAGGCCATGGTGCGATCAGCCGGTCACGTTGGAGGAGCGGGCAGCGCGACGCACGCGGCCGGTGGGCGCGGAGTCGGATTCCTGGGGCATGCCGGTGCCGCCATCCAGGTCGTCGTCATCGTCCGGGCCCACGCCGGGCGAGAAGGTGCCGCGCGAGGACGGGGCCTTGCCGTCCTGGGCTGCGCGGCGGGCTTCGCGCTCGGCAGACAGGCGCAGGAATTTCTGCTCGGCCTCGAAGTCCTCTTCGGTCTGGAAGTTGCCGGCGCGCAGGTGCTCGGCATGGGCCTCGTTCTCGACCTCGCAGGCCAGCGGCTTGCCCTCGAAAACATAGGTGGCGCCCTTGAGGCGCACGATCAGGGTTCCGTCCTTGCGTGCGGGCAGCGAAGTGAACAGCTTCATGGTTTGGTTCTCCGGGGTTCAAAAAGCCCCGGCAGCCGATGCCACCGGGGAAAAGCCCCTTGCGGGGCGCGCACACGCTGTCAGGCGTTCGTGTAGATCAGGTCCAGGGCGAAGAGGCCTGCGGCCGTGCCCGCGCCTGTGACCTTCAGGACGATGCGGCGGTCTTCGTCCTTGGGCACCAGCTTGGCAAAGGCTGCGGGCACCAGCTGCACATAGCCGCCGGCCGCGCCCGCGTCGTTGTCCGTGACCCAGGCACCACCGCCGTCGTCGGCCGCTGTGCTGATGTCGCCGGCCGCATCCGCCAGGCCAATGGAAGCCTTGAAGCCCGCGCCCAGGGCGGCAGGCACGCGGATGAACAGGGACACTGGCAGCGTGCCGGCGGGCAGGATGCCGATGACGCCACGGGCGCCGACTGCGTGGTCCGCCACGGCCAGGGGCTGGCCAAAGCGCGAGCGCACCAGCTCGGAGCCGCCGGGGGTGATGGGGGCCTGATGGCCTGCGGCCACGGCACTGAGTTGCTTGAAAGCCATGTCTGACTCCTTCTATTCGGTGGGGTGGATCAGCGCGAGGCGGCGGCGGTATCGCAGCCGTAGACGCCGTGGTCCTGCTTTTCGCCTTCGACCTCGAAGACGGTCTTCTTCACACCGAAGATGGACGACGTGGTGATGATGACCTGGTTGCCACGGTCGGCCGTTTCCTCGTGCCAGCCGTAGCGCATGCCGGTGCCGGGCGAGCCGAAAGCGATCACGCCGGCCTGTGCACCCATGAACAGCGCGCGCGCCGTCTCCAGGTCGCCCGTGGCGCCGTGGGTGTTGTGGCGGATCACATTGCGGTGCGAGTGCAGGATCACGTTGCGGTACATGCCCAGCGCGCTCTTGAACAGCGGCGACTTGAAGCCCACGGACGCCGCTGCAGCCTTTTGCAGGTCCAGCCAGCCGCCCGTGCCGGTTTCCTTGCGCAGGTCGTCTTCCTGGAAGGTGTGCATGACCATGACGAACACTTCCTCGCCATCGACCACGCAGGGCTGCATGACGGGGATGTTGGTGGCGCCACCGCCCTGGCTGTCGGCACGCACGCGGGCACGGTCCACCACGGCCAGCGACATCTTGTCGGTCGCGTCCAGGTTGGTCACCGCAGTGGCGTCACCGCCGAACAGGTGCTGGTTGGCCGTGGGCGCCGTCAGCGGGTTCTTGGCGCGGCCCTGGTAGCCGAAGGGCAGGATGAAGTTGGCATTGATGCCGCGCGAGCCCGCCAGGTAGGTGAAGGTCAGTTCGTCCTGGAAGCGGCCCCACCAGCTGGACTGCTGCTGCTTGGCGCGCATGCGCAGGTCGTGCAGCGTGCGCTTGCGCGACATGCGGCCGCCCGTGTTGACGCCGGCACGCGCCTGGTCGATGTACAGCTCATCGGTGTAGAAGCGCTGGCCTTCTTCCTTGCCTTCCAGCACATCGTCGCCTTCGACAGGCGCCATGCGCAGCTCGGCCAGCAGGTCATAGCTGATCAGGTCGCCGGCTTCGGATTCCAGATCCGTCAGCAGCTGGAGGGGGGTCTTGGCGCCCTGGCCCACGGCCGCGAAGCGCTTGCCGAAGTACGAGGCCTGCGACACATCGAGTGCCAGGTTGCCGGAAAAGCGCTTGACGGCGCGGGGGCTGTTCACGCCCACCACTGTTTTGCCCATAGGAGTGCTCCTGTGTGGTAGCGAGCACTCCAGCGCCCCGGTTGAAAAATGTTCCAGCCCTCAAGATGGCAGGCTTGGTACGGGCCGCAGCGCGGCCGGTGTCTTTTTGACGGTGGTTTCAGGGGCGGCCACGACGACCATGCGCGCGGCCTGCCCCTTCTTGTATTCCAGCTGGATGCGGGCGCCGCCCACCTCCAGCACATCGCCCATGCGCAGCTCCACAAAGATGCGGCGCGCGTCGGGGGTAGAGGAAGCAGACGGCATGGCGGCGGTGTCAGCCCAGGCGGTTGTAGCGTTCACGCTTTTCCTCGGACATGCCAGCCAGCGCGCGCTCGTAATCCAAGCCCGTGAGCTTGTCCAGTTCGGCGAACTCATCGCTCACGGGATCGGCATCGCCCGCGCCGCCGGGCACGTCGGCCAGGTTGGTGACCACGGCCGAGGCGTCAGGTTTGCGCTGCACGTCCGCCGGCTTCTTTGTCGTGGCGATGCCATGCAGGGCCACCACGCGGCGATGCCCTTCTTCCAGGAACCAGCGCATGGGCTTGTGCTCGTTGCCGGGCGCCGCGCCCAGCGCGCGCACCATGGCGTCCAGGTCCGCCTGCTTGGCCGCGTCCTTGCGGTAGTCCACGATGCCCAGCTCTGCGCTCTGGGCCGCTTCCTCGAAGAAGCCGTTGATGGTGGCGGTCCAGGCCTGGTGCGTGGACTGCTGCTGCATCTCGGCCGACACCGTGGCCCGCGTCTTCATGTCGCGCAGCTGGTCGCGCTCGTCCTGCAGGCGGTCCAGCTCCGCGTCCAGCTCGGCCTGCTCCAGCTCGCCCTCGTTGAACTTGGCGCGGGCGGCGGCCACGGCGTCCTTGTTGGCCTTCACCTGGGCGTCGTAGTCGGCGGGCAGCTCTGCACGGTAGCCGCTGGGCTGTTGCGCAGTCTGCGGATTCGGTGCCGGTGCGTCGGTCGGTTGCGTGGCATCGGTGGGTTCTGCGGGTGCTGCAGCAGGATCGGCTGCAGACGCTGCAGCGGGCGCAGCGGTGGGTTCAGTGGGCGTGCTGGGCTCCGACTTTCCCTTTCCCGTGTCACCTGCGTCGTCGTCGCCGCCCTCTTCCTCCTCTCCAGCATCGAGGGGGCCGCGCCCCAGGGCAGCCAACGCTGCCGCGTTGTCTTCCTCGGGGTCGTAGTCGTTGTCGTCGGCTTCCATGGCCTCGCGCTCGGCGTCGGACAGGAGGCGCAGGTGGTCGTCGTTCAAGCTCATGTGTGCGTCCTTTCGTGGTTTGGATCACGGCAGGGTGGCAGGCTTGGTACGCACCCAGGTCTGCTTGACGCGCAACTGCGGCTGGGCCACATGCGCGGCGTTCTCGCGCCAGATGCGCCAAGCCTTCTTCGCGTCGGAATGCTGGTACTGGCACCGCTTGGGTATGCAACGACTGCATGCCGTCAAAAAAGTTTGATGTACTCGAACGTACCAACAATCAACTAGGGCAACAGCTAACAACAACTGATCATCATCATCGAGATACAATCATCATCTCGGATGGTTTAGTACAAGCAAAACTGTCCGAGATCTCTCAACTTGGAACTAGGAGCTCGAAATGCCGTTTGATAACTCTGCATTTGCGGACGTGCAAGCTGCGGTTGAACGTGAATTGCACCTGTACAAGATGCAGTTGCAAGGATGTGAACCGCATCATCTTTCTAGCACAGACCATCAGCAGATTAACGGCCATGATGAGGCTTATCAAGGCGAGAAAACTAGCCTCCTGGCCGAAGCTGCCTGACCATCTCTTTAATAAAAGCCATCCTTCGGGGTGGCTTTTTTTGTCTAAACTCATGTACACCAAGAACGATACAAGCCGCATTCGCCTTGAAGAAGAGAAGAATGATCTGGGTCGGACGCCCTTTCGCCGCGATTACGGTAGACTCCTACACTCCCCTGCTTTTCGAAGGCTTCAAGGTAAGACTCAGTTATTTCCGAGCGATGAGTCTGATTTCTTTCGTAATCGTTTGACACACTCGCTCGAGGTCGCACAGATTGCGAAGGGTATTGCTCAATACCTCAATGCGACAAGCCCCGAACTGCAAGGCCCGGGCAAGGAGCTGGATGTTGACCTCATCGAGTTCGCCGGTATAGCTCACGATCTTGGTCACCCTCCGTTCGGACACAATGGAGAGCGCGCACTCGACGAATGCATGAAGAAGGATGGAGGATTCGAAGGCAACGCTCAGACGCTGCGCATCCTCACTAAAGTTGAACGAAAAGTCTACTCCGAATCGCTAGACTCCGCGTTCATTCACGGCATTACGGATGATGGAACTGATGCGCGTCTTGGTTTAAACCTTACTTACCGGTCACTCGCCTCCATTCTTAAGTACGACGCATTGATTAACCCCACACGCGATGATGATAGTGATTTAGAAAAAGGATACTACGCTTCCGAAGCAGACATCGTGCGGGCCATCAAGGAAAACGTTGCGCCAGGGCATACAGGGAAATTCAAGACCATCGAATGTCAAATCATGGACATCGCCGATGACATTGCTTACTCCACCTATGACCTTGAAGATGCAATGAAGGGAGGTTTCCTCACCCCGCTTGAGATGCTTAGCCGGGTCAGCGAACCGTTGTTCATGCAATCACTGACAAAGAAGGTTCGCGGCGAGCTGCCTTATATTACAGAAAATGACGTCAATGAAGCCCTGAATAGCCTTCTTGGTTTCGTTGATGAGAAGCCGCTCTCGACATACAAGGAATCAAACCAAATAGCCGAGAACGCTCATGTTAGGACCAAATTTTCATCTAAATTGGTTCACGAATTCATGATGGGGATCAGCATCAAGCCAGCAGAAAACATGGCATTGGCCAACCTTATTATTGATGCCGACATAAAGCTGAAGATTGAAACACTCAAGCATTTCAGCTACCTGTCCGTAATCATGTCGTCTGAGTTGAAGATTGGCGAATACCGTGGCGGTGATATCGTAAAAGCTCTCTTCAAAGCTTTCACGTCCGAGAACGGTGATCGGCTGCTACCGAAAGATGTGCGTTTCATGGTTGGTAAATTAGCCAACCCAAGTGACAAAAAACGAGTGATCTGCGACTTCGTAGCCGGCATGACTGACCGATATGCTGTCGATTTCTATAACCGACTCTATGGAAACGCTGCATCTCTATATAAGCCAATTTGATGCATTTCCGCTGGCATGGAGGAGTACCGTAGACTTGCCGGCGCAGCCACACGATCAGCAAGGATCTGCGGCGCAGATAAGGCTAATACAGGCTTCAAGGCCCCATTGAATGCGACTTGCAAACCGGCTTTGCCAAGTCGAATTCAGACTGCCTGAAGCACTGCATACATGGAAATAATGATGCCTTGCGCTCGCGTCAG